GATTGACAATCCACTTGGCATTGGCCCGAGCCTGGGGAGTCAAGGCGTTCCACATCTTCACGATGTTCGTGAAGTTGACCGTATCCGCTGTTTGGCTGGTTTCTTGCGTGACAACGACCGTACCTGGCGATTGCATAATGCCCAAAGGCATGCCAATGCCGGTACCGTTGATGATCGCGTCGTTCAGGCGGAAATTGATCTTCTCTGGAGCCTTCTTGTTGACGTAGTTCGCCATCCCAGGCGCGTCTTCCAAGAGTTCGTCGGTCAGGGGAACAAGAGCAATGATCTTATTTGCCTTGACGGTCTTTTCCACCAGAGCAGGCTTGGATTGTTGCTTCTGACCACCTTCCGATTCCCAATAGGCTTGAATGCCGCCGGATGATTGCCAATCCGAAGTTTCGTCAGCCGGGCAGGAAAAAGCGTTGCTGGAAGTGATTTGCTGGTCAGTCATGCTGAGCAGAGAGTTCTCACCCATGACTTTGGTGATGATCGTGTTGCGGAAATCAGGCGGAACAGCAAAACCACCATCAGCACCAGTACCTTCGCTACCGTAAGAAGTGGGAGCGTTAGCAATTAGACGAGGATCGGGTTGCCGACCTGGGCGCGAGGAAGCAACGACTGCGCTCAAGTATTCTGCATGAGAACGAAATCCCCATTTGTTAGCATCAGCGCTACGAGGCTGAGCATAGACTTTGGCGGACGCTTTTGCGGCAGGCGCCTGAGGCTCCTCAATAAGCTCCGGAGCGGTTTTGCGTCCTGTCGGAGCGCTGATCTTTGCGTTAATTGCGTCAAGCTGTTCGCGGCGAGCAATATCCGCCTCGACATTCTCGAACGAAGCAAAAATTTCAGAAATTTCTTTCTGTTCATCGGCCGTCAGTTCGCGCTTTTCAGCATCGGCACGGGCTTGGATGTTGTTACCGGCGTCTTTCAGTTCGATAAGGCGGTTTTGCAACTGGTCAAGCGTGGAAGCGTCGTTAAAGACGTTCACGAGAGCCAGCATTTCGATCATTGAGAAATTCATTATTTCGACTCCATAAAATAAAAAAGCCGCTCTAGGCGGCTTGGGGATTGCGTAAAGGGCTGGCCCTTTTATTTTGCGAGGCTGGCCCCGCTAATTCGTTTCGTAACTCTCTTACTCATACGAGCCAACATCCCAGAATATCTGTCAGGTCTTGCCCGGATCTCTTCTGGGGTATTAAAAAATTTGTCCACCATGGCATAAGCATCACGCTGATGCGGTTCGTTCATCTCTTCGATGGAATCAACGAAGCCAAGTTTCAGGGCTTGCGGTGCCTTCATCCACGTCTCAGCCTTCATTAAGTCGTAAACCGCATTGGGCTTCATTTTTGTCTTGGCCGCATACGCATCTCTTATGATCTCGGATGCATTCTTTAATGCCTGCGCCATAGAAATTAAGGTATCGTCATCGCCAGCAACAAGGCCCCACGCTTTATGAATCATGAATTGCGAGTTGGAAGTCATGACTATTTCATCGCCTACCATAGCGACATATGACGCTATCGAAGCGGCGAGGCCATCGACTATTACTTTTTTCTTTGCGGGATGACGCTTCAGGATGTTGTAGATGCCCACTCCATCAGATACAGACCCACCATCGCTATCGATATAAATATCAAGCTGGGTAACCTGACCAAGAGAATCAACAGCTGCCTGCAGGACATCTGGAGTGATACCGTCGAATGATCGTCCAAACGGAGCGTACATCCGTATCTCGCCTTTTGCCGGCGTATTGGCTTTGGCGAAAAACGTCATGCTAATTCCTCTGTAAAAACACGAGCAGCAGCTTGCTTAGGAGTCAAATTCTTTGCCGCGACCTCGACGGCTGTGGCCCTGGCCAATTCAATCCGGCCACTTAGCGCGTCGCTTAATTCTGACAATTGACTATTTGCGTAAACTTCAAAATCTGCAGATGCTGCTTCTATGCCCGAATCCTTGGAACGGTTTTCGAAGCGCCTTTGAATGCGGCCATAAACAGACTCAAGCCATGCTGCTGCCACTGCGTTACCCGGGGCAGGAGTCTTACCCGGCTGTGGCATCATATTCTTGCCCACATCTTCCAGCTTCATCATCGCGCCCTGAACCATGCGGACGTCGCCGGATGGGCCGATAGTGTTTTCCCCGAGCTTCCGTAGAACGTCATTGACGGAATAGACGCCGGAGTTAATTCCGGTAGAGAAACCTTGCATGCGGCTGCCGAAGTCACCTTCTGAAGCCCAATCCACGTCAATTTCGATGAATTTCTGCTGCCGGGAAGGGATTAGCTTAAAGTCAGCCTCTTGCTGTATTTCCTGAATCCAGGGGCGTAGCGTGTCGCGAGAGAACTCCAGACCTTGATGTTCAATGTTGTTGTTCGTCGCCCTTAGAAGGTGAGCAATCTTATGAGGAGGAACGCGAAACCAGCGGCACACTTCCTCAATGATCTGGTACTTTGCTTCTATTAACTGTGCGTCGTCTGCGTTGTTGGAAAGCTGGTGAATCGTCCATTTGCCTTCGAATATTGCCGGCGTATGAGACTTTCTGGGCCCTGAATAACGCTCTTTAATCCCATCCTCCATCTCCTTTTTCTTATCAGGATTGATGGAAGAATCGCTTTGAAAAATCGTACCTAGCTGAGCGTTATTTCCGAAGTAAGCAGAGGAGAATTGATCAATAGCAATCGATCGGCTTATTGTCTGGATAGCCTTGGCTATCATGTCATCGCCAACGCTACCTACCAGACTCGCGCCTCTAATGTGATAAACATCAGAAGGATCAAGATCTACTGTTCCTCCAGCGTAATCCTGGGTAACACGATAGACGAAGTTTCCAAACTCATTCCTGATCGGGGTTACGCGGTCCGGAGATATCGGCCACAAGGCAACCACTCTCCGAGACATGTCACGTTCTATCTCTGCATACCCGTTCCCATACCCAACGGCGCCAATCATCATCGCCCGTTTAGCCGCTTGAGCAGTCATCTCGGGGTTAGGCCTGGTGTTCAGGACATATTGCAGGTTATCTGCAGGTATCGCCTCCTTATCGTCAGCTCCGCGCACCCCTTGATACACGTTCCAGTCAGATGCAGCGAGGCTTGAAGCCACCACATCGATACATGCCCACACAGCAGCGGACATGAACGCGGATTGATGCGTTACGTGAACGCCGGCATTGTTGTGTCCAAGACCGAAAAAGAACTGGGTCGCGCTCTGTGGATTGGCCGGATTAACACGCAGCGCATTCCTGATCCAGCTTAATGGACTCAAAGCCATGTAATTCTGGTCTCAGCCACCGCAGCCGGATTCAATGACATTAAGGTCACGGCGTTGAATGTCGCCATCAGGGGATCGATCTTTGCGGTGCCAGAAGCCTGTTTTGTGATCACGATTGCATTTCCTCGCGGCTCAACTCTTGCATTTCCGACGCACCAATTCATCAGCGGCTGCCCTGCGTGAACCATGCCGCCTTCTGCCAGTTTGCGTTCGGCTGTCTTGATAGCACCGGTCATCTTCCAACCTTGGCTAATGCCGATTACCTTCTCCTGCGGGATCTCAGCCTCTACCAGGGCATCCAAGATGCCACCCAGCCCCGCTGGGTCACAACCAACCTTATCGAGCAGACCAGCTACTTCACAGCGCGAGACGATCTCGGCTACTTCATAAACATCGTCTCCAATGTCCTTTACAAGCGTCAGGTCGCCCTGATTCGCGAAGTCATGTAGCCGCGGCGCAATCTCTTTCCGGCGCTGAAGTACGGAAGGATGCGCCCAGGCATGAGTCCACAATAGCCATTCGCGAGTGTCTTTGTCTCGACCTACTACGGCCATACCAAGTAGGTCGTCCAGGCCGCCGCCATCAATGCCAACATCCACCACTTCAGAGCGGCCAAGTACATCGTCCAAAGATAAACCTTGTTGACCTTGTTGCTCCCAGAAGTCCGCGCCAGCCCATCGGTCAGAGCGCAGATTGAGCCCTATTTCGACGTTGCCATGCTTGGCTAGGAAGCCGCGGAGCGACTCTTCTCCGGCCAACTCCGCCTTTGTGAACTCGCGCTCCAGATATTCGGAATCTACAGATACGCCGAAGTTTGGATTTACAAGAGGCAGATTTTCGAGCCTTAGATGCTCGCCCGACGCCACCATTTCGGGAGGATGCTCATACAACACTGGCAACAGTTTCTTGTCTTCTATCTTGCCGTCGCGCACATCGCGCGCGTACTGCAAGTCCTGACGAAATATTCCTGCCGGAGGCTCATCGGACTGTGTACTGAGTTTGATCAGCATGCCTTCGGGACGTGAAGCAAGACCGCCGGTAGCTTCTCGAAACATAGCCTCAGCGTTTAGCTTCTTCCCGAAAAGCCATTCCTCATCAATGAGGATCCAACTTGCCTTCTTGCCGCCTACCGTATCGCTGTCCGCAGCAACCACCTTGAGAGTAGCGCCCATCGTGCGGTGCGTTATGGTTCTGACGTGATCCTGGACATGAAACAGTTCAGAAAGCTCTTCGTCGACCTTGATCATGTCGCGCGCCGGAGCATAGGCGTTATTCGCGATCTCGACCGTGGGCGCCAGGATGATCATTTCCGCAGACTGCCGCCAGTTCAGGATCAGGGCGGTCAACATGATTCCGGCTGCAAGCGTCGATTTGCTGTTTTTCTTCGGGATCAGCATTAATGCTTCCCGAATCAGCCTCCTGCCGCTATCTGCATCGTAGGCTCCAAAGATAGCCGATACGAAGTCGAACACCCACTGCTCACAGGCTTCGCCGAAAGTCGGGCTCCCTGGCGCGTCCACGATACGAAGCTGCTTGAAAACCTTGAGCGCCTCCTGAGCCTGATCGTAAAAAATTGGTGCAGGTATGATTGACTCACGCGCACGCAGCCTATCCGCCCAATCAGGGCAGGCAGTCGTCCATTCCATCGGTTATCGTCTAACCAGCTTCAGTGGTGCAGCGGTCTGAGTAAATTTACTGGCGGCCTTCTGTGCCTTGTCTGCCTGCTCTTCCTTTTTGCCGCCATCAGCTTTCTTTGTGTGCGTGTATTGCACAGCGGCTATGGCAGCCCGTACCTGCAATGCGGTTGCCTCGACTCTTCCGAGCGCCACATCTTGAAGCATCTGCAACATATCGCACCCGACAATCACTACGGGCTGAGCTGGAGGCGGCGTTTCTTTCTTTTTGCGACCCGCGTTATTGCGAGCTCCGCCACTCCTACCTTTAACGCCTGCCATTTGAATTCAATTTGAAAAATGGAATTTTTTGTCTGAATGAG